GCAAAGCTAGAATCGTAGCAATTTTGGATTACTGGACACAGACGTTACTTTACCCTTTACATTACGCCTTTAAACCATTCCTAAAATCATTGCCTATGGATGGAGTGTATGATCAGACCTCAGCTGCATTGAGAGTAAAAGAGTGGTCCGAGAACCCAGATTCAACCATTTACTCATTTGACTTATCCGCAGCAACGGATAGATTCCCACTATGGTTCCAACAGAAGGTATTAGGTATCCTGCTAAAGGATACAGCTGCCGCAGGTTATTGGGCAACGTTACTCACAGGCCGTAATTACAAAACGGCAGACGGTACGAAACTAAGATACAATACGGGCCAACCGATGGGAGCTTTGACTTCCTTCAACATCTTTACGTTCTCTCATCATGTCGCGGTTCAGATAGCTGCTTCAAGAGCTAAGAAGGCATTACCTTTCACAGAGTACGTGATCATAGGGGATGACGTTACCATCAACTCAAAGGATGTCGCCGGGGAGTACAAGACCTTAATGTCCGAGCTAGATGTAGGGATCAGTCTGAGCAAGTCCGTGTTACACTCAGAGGGCCTTCTGCCAGCGGGTGAGCTAGCGAAACGTCTGTTCATTAACGGGATTGAGTTGTCCACGATTCCCGTTAAGATGTTAGCTAGACTACCTCGCTTCGGGAAGCTTGCACCAGCAGTCCAGGATTACATGGTTACTAGGGGTTTCATCTCACCAGGTGTAGGATTAGCTACATTCTTTGCAGGGGCAGTAGACAAGGAGTCATTCACGGGATTATTGAAACTCAACGCTGCAGACCCAGAACTCGTAGGGATGAAATCTTCATGGGGAGCTTTATCAGAGGCGCTTAAACCGATTAACTGGTACCCAGGTATTGGCCTGATACAAAGTGATCTATGGGATGCGTACTCGTTCACCCTTATATCAGAGCAACTTAAACGGGTAGAAGCATTATTACGGCAATCCGAACTACTGAGGGAGATCATCGCTGACCCAGTCATGAGCAACGACGAGTTAATCAAGGCTATCAACGACGGTGATAAGAAGTTAGAGTGGGCTACTAGAAAGTTAGCAGACGCAGG